CAATATGCGAGACAATGCCACCTGCATAACGCCATGAACATGACCAGCGTTTATCTTGCAATAAAGGCCAAACATCATTTTTTACAAAATCATTATTGCACATGGCTGCATATAAATTTTGTGCATAACCTTCACTTGCCTTTGCTTTATCACATATCCATTTAGTAGAACGCAAGTCATATTCTAAATTATCCTTTTGCCATTCAGGATCATTTATTTTGTTTATTTCATTTTGCTTCCTACTTTCAATCAACGAAATCATACTACTAGCTATTTCATCATCAGGATTCATTATTAATTTTTCTTTATATTGTTTTTCTGAAAACGTATGCCGATCTGGGCTAATTGCTATGTTTGAAAGATGGTTCATATTCCAAGTATAACAGACTTATCACTTTGGGTCAATTTTTTTGGGCTGTTGATTTATTTTTGTTTTAGCATAAAAAACATGTCCGCCGATTGTTGCTACCTTTTTATATGGCCACAACGGGTCAATATTAATAGAGTGGAAGAATAGTGCAGATTTTGGAACTACATCTTTATAATAATTCATCACCATTACTTCATATGCTATTTGTTCAGCAACTTTATAACGATAGCTATTTTTGTTTGGTTGACCTTTACCTTCACAAACCCAACTGAATTGGCAGATTATTCTGTCATTAACTGTTATTTTTTGGTAAATAACATTACATGGGTTACTTGCAAAGCCATGATTAACTCTGTTCATAACAACTCTAGCTACAGCGGCTTGACCTTTTATAGATTCACTACCTGCTTCGTAGAATATATTTTCTGCCATACAAGCAAGTTGTTTTTTGTCAACTTTTGCAAAGTTAGTAGTAGCAAAATGTGATTCAGTTGAAATAGGTTTTGTAGGTGTTACAAAAAATAAACCTAGTAATAGTATTAATAAACTGAAAATTTTATGTGGGATTGATAGCATTTCTGCTCCTTTCCTCGCATTAATGCGAAATTAAATTATTGTACCCAGCAGTCACAATTACATAGAATTACTTGTTCTATGGCTTCTTGTACTGGGTATGATGCTGGTAACAATATATCAGAAGTATATATTGAATTCAACTGAGGTTCAAGTATATTGGCATAAGTTGATCCGGCTAAGCTACCAAGCACTATGGGTGCGCCAGTAGGGATAGGGGTATCAGTAGGGATAGGAGTATCAGTAGTAATTGGTGTAGTCAGATTAGAAGTTGAAGGAGCATTTACCAAATACTGATTTGTGTTAGGATCATATGATCCTATTGGGGTAGGTGAGTAATATGTATTAGTATTACTATCATATTGTTGTAATGTTGCAGGTGCTGAGTTTGCAACTGTGCCATTAGCAATCAATTCTTTCTGTTCTGGCAAAGGTACAACATCAGATATATTATCATCTAAAGTAATACCTGCTTTTATTAAACGTTCTTGGTTTCGTTCTGCTCTCATCAATGCAACTAAACTTTGTCCAGTTACATTAGATAGATTAGCAATAGCTTCTAATGTTTGTGCAGCCATATTAGGGGCTGTGTCTTTTGAATAACTAGCAATCGCATCAACCATACTATAAATGATAACAGGGAAAGTATAGATATTGTTATCTCTTGGAGTAGGTAATGCAGGCAATCCAGTAGTTCTAGTATTTTGTTCACTTGTTAATTGACTACCTGTTTTACTCCATGCTGTGTTTAATGAGTTAATATTCGTATTAGTATTTCGGTTAGCATATATGGATGCAATCTCTGCGTTAGCTTGTGCAATGTAGATGAGCATGTTTGCTTCATCACTAGCTAATGTAGCATTATACAAGTTTGTGTAGATTGTTTGTAACGTTGTAGTTTGTACTTTGGAAATTAATGTTTGAATACTTTCCCAAGGATAGGGCAATCCAGACATACAACCAAAGAAATCAGAAAATGTATATGTCTTATATGGGCCAGTACCAAATGCAACTAAATTAAGACCAGCTTGTGCTGATGCAATATCTGTTGGAATGTTAGTACCATTAACTGTTAACCCTCTAGTTGTTTCTAGTGAAGTAACTACTTGAGCAAACTTTTCAATAGGAACATTAGAAATATTTCTAACCTGTTGCATAGTGACACTAAATGCACCGGCTGAAACTGCAATATCATTAGGTAAGATATTTTGAAGATATGATCCGAATCCTTCAGGCAATGGTTGAACTACTGTACTGCTGCCTGGTGTAAGACCAGATTGAGTGTTCCCAGCACTTATTGTATTACTATTAATTGAACCAACTTGCTTAACGATTGCAGGATTGCTTAACCCAGAGTTAACACCCTGATTAATATATATAGGATAATATGTTTTACTATTAGTAGGGCCAGGTGAGGCGTTATATACAGGAACAGTTAACGATTGATAACTATTTGGAAATAATTTCTTTACGTCAAGTAAGTCTGCAAGAGTCTGTAAACCTTTAGTATTACAATTTAATGGAATTAATATATTTGCTAAATCAACACCGGTAATAATTAAAAACGCAGAATATGCTTGTTGTTGCTGTAAATCAGTTACATTAGTATTAGAGGTCATTGAGTTAATTTCATTAACTGTTAACCCACTTGCCAGTAGTGCCAAACTCAATGATTGTGTAAGAGCATTATATTTTTTTAATGTTTCAAGTAAATTAGAAGGTAAACCAAACGTAGAAATCGTTGATAAATTAATTGCTTTACCTGAATTAATTAAATCTTGCCCAAACACAGTAGTTGAAAGACTAACGCCGGTAATATCGGCACTAATCAAATCATCCATGTTACTATACGTACCATCTAAGAATGTCAATGAATTTTGCATTGCCATAATGGCACCATTAGATGACGAAATAAAACCAGTTGCAGTTAAGAATGAACCTAAGAAATCTTTGTAACTACCGTTAGTAGACAGTGTACTATTATAATTAAATTCATTATATGCCTGTCTAGGAAACATTCTAGCAAATCCATAACTAGTAATTTCGTATTGAGTACTGGTACTAAATGGACTATTTGGCCAAGTATATGTTGACGGTGGAGAATTTCCTAACGCAGGTATTGTTGTACTACCAATAGAAATTATTGCGTCATATGTACTCTGTGCAATAGTAGTACTATCAAACAATACCCAGGCTGCTCTTATTGCACTAGTAAGTGTAGATAATACAGTATTATTAACTAAAGAACCAGGAGTGTAACTACTTACTGAGGTACTTGAACCCATGTAACTAGTTACTACAGGATTAATGGTTAGCCCTGTGTTTTGTAAAAAACCACTGAGTACGTTAACACCTAAAGGACTTTGTTTTGTAGTATTACTCATGGACAGAAAACGGTACCACTGCCGCCAACGATTGGATGCCCGCATGTAGTACCTGATCCTATTCTAAGTAAAGGAGAACCCTCTACTATAACGGTACCACTACCTGAGGTAGTAGTAGAAGATGCATGGGGTGGATGTGGTCTACCCCATGGAGCGTGTGGAGTTATGGAACTAACATGTAATCCAGCAGGCATTCCGTCAATAAATACGGTGCCAGCACCACGTGTGATGGTACCACCTGCTGAATTTGCATCTCCTACTCTACTTGCTCCTGGCATATTATCCTAATATAAGTTTCTTTTCTGGTACTTTAATACCAGTGGTTGCTTCAATGTATTTCATTTTTACATTATCGTCTGTTAACGCAACAAGAGAAATACTATTAGTATTTAGCTTTGGTTTTTCTTTAGGATCTGAGGTAAACATGCTGGGAACAAGACCCATACCTTGTGGTCCGGGTGCTACGCTAACTGGATCTTCTAATTCAATCCAGTCACCGCCAGAAAATGTTACCTTAGCAATAAGTTCTTCTCCGGAATTTAATTTAAATGTGTAAACTTGATTTGTTTCTAGTGCTATTTGCATTATGTGCTTTCTGTTAATTTTTTCTTAAGTTCAGTAAATCCACCAACAAGTTCGCCGTCTAAAATAATTTGCGGTACGGTTCTTGCTGTGGGGATAGCTTCTAATAGTTCTTCTCTAGTCCATCCATCACCAATTTTTCGTTCTTCAAAAGGAATACCCTTTTGAGTCAATAACGCTTTAGCTTGGTCACAATAGGGACAATGATACTTACTCCATATAATTGTGTTCATTTTATTTTCCTTTAAAATTGGTCGTGTTCTGTACTATTTGCAAATGCTACTGTTGAAGTTGCACCTACTGCTGTACTAATCGCATCAAAATAACTTACACCTACTTCACGTTGGTGCTTAACTGTAGTAAAGCCTCGTTCAACTGCGGTGAACTCACGTTCTTGCATTTCACTGTATCCAGCCATTCCGCGTTTACGATATGCTTCTGCTAATTCAAACGTTGCTAAGTTTACACTATGGAATCCTGCTAGTGTAATGAATTGGAACTTGTAACCCATTTTACCTAATTCTGCTTGGAATACTTCGCATTGTGCTTCGGTTAAATACTTACGCCAATTAAAACTAGGACTGCAATTATAAGCAAGCATTTGGTTCGGAAACTTAGCGTGTATAGCATCGGCGAATTTCTTAGCTTGTGCGAGATCAGGTGTACTAGTTTCGAACCATAAGAGATCACTGTAAGGGGCATAAGCAAGACCTCGGCTAATACATGCATCAATGCCATTTTTAAATTTGTAAAAACCTTCTTCAGTACGTTCATTTATAATAAAGTCCTTATCTAATGGATCATGGTCACTAGTAATTAGTGTTGCGGCTTCTGCATCTGTGCGAGCCATAATAACTGTATCAACTCCTGCAACATCTGCGGCAAGTCTTGCGGCATTTAATGTGCGAATCATTTGACTTGTGGGTACAAGTACTTTGCCACCTAAGTGACCACATTTCTTTTCGCTTGCTAGTTGATCTTCAAAATGTACACCGGCAGCGCCTGCTTCAATCATATGCATCATTAACTCGTATGCATTTAATGCACCACCAAAACCTGCTTCTGCATCTGCAACGATCGGCAAGAAATAATCTGTTGTTACCTTGCCTTCTAAAAATTCAATTTGGTCAGCACGACGGAAAGCATTGTTAATGCCTTTGACAACTTTAGGCACACTATCAACTGGATACAAACTTTGATCTGGGTATGTTGTATTCTGTGTATTGTTTGCAGCCGCTACTTGCCAGCCACTTAAGTAGATGGCTTTCAACCCTGCTTTAGCATGTTGTACAGCCATCTGTCCATTGTATGCACCTAATGTGTTTACATAATCTTCATTAGCTAATAGTTCACGCAATTTATATGCGCCTCTTTTTGCTAGTGTGTGTTCAATTTGTACAGAACCTTGTAGTTTACGTACATCTTCCTGTGTGTAGTTGCGCTTTTTCATTTTCTTCCTTTTTAAATATTCGGTAATGCATCGTAGTCTAATGAATCACTCATAACGCCAATAACATAATTAGTTGATTCATTTTCTTGTAATGCTGTTTGCTTTTTACTAGTGTCACTATGTTTGTTAAACCAGGGAATCGGAGTTGATTTAGGAGCATGTGCTTGATACTTAATACCAATTTCTTTCAATGCACCAGCCGCTGTATAATCTACAAAATCTTTTAAGATGTTTGCATTTAATCCAATCACAGGACCTTTGTTAAACAAGTAATCGGCCCACTCTTTTTCTTCACGAATCACATCCATGTAAAGCTGATAGACTTCTTGTTCGCACTCTTGTTTTGCTTTTACAAATCTACTATCTTCTTTAACTACTTGATTAATAAGATATGCTGTCCAACCTTTGTGTAGTAATTCGTCTTGTAGAATCAAACTGATAATGTTACCATTACCAATAAAGATTTTGTTCTCAACCATTGCTAAACTTGTAGCAAATGAAACCATGAATCGGAATGCTTCTAAAGCATAGCTAGCGTTTAGTGCTAGCCAAATTGCTTTAATGTGAGAATCTTCGGAAACTAAATCAAATCCCAATTCTTTTTTACAATTAATTCTATGTAGGTCATCGTAATACTTACCAACACTACTTGCCATGTCTACAATTTCTTTAGTATCGTGGATAG